TGATATATTAAAAGGTGGAGCGAGTGCTTCAGGTGACCTAGACTTATTTATTTCATATGAAGTATTAAACGACGCGTAGGAGGTTATAGGCTATGGCAAATGGCGGAATAATTGGACCTACGAACAAAACTTCGTTTGGTAAATGTACAACCACAGAAAAAACATCTACAGGAACTATCACTACACAAGCGGGAACTAGGGTAGTTAGTGCTTTAGTAGTTGCTGGTGGCGGTGGTGGAACTAGAGACAGAGGTGGTGGAGGTGGAGCAGGTGGTTATAGATTTTGTACTTCAATTTCAGTTTGTGGATCTTCTCCATATTCAGTTGTAGTTGGTGGTGGAGGTGCGGCTGGTAACCCATCAGCTTGCAGAGGAGTTGAAGGAGTAGCTTCAAGTTTTGCACCAGGAACACCAATAGAAATAACATCAGCAGGTGGTGGTGCAGGAGGAACTGGTGGAGGTTCTCCATCTAAAGCTGGAACCGATGGTGGATCTGGCGGCGGTGGCGGCGGTATAGCTGCTCCAGCTCAATGTGCAGGATCAGGAAATACTCCCCCAACAAGTCCTTCACAGGGAAATGATGGTGGTAATGGAGAAGGAGTTGAATCAGGACCTTTAAATAGAGGTGGTGGTGGCGGTGGTGGAGCAGGAGCTGTAGGAACAGAAGCAACAAATTCACAAGCAGGAAATGGTGGAGCAGGATCTAATTCTTGGCCAGGAGATTGTACATTAAGAGCCGGTGGTGGTGGCGGTGGTGGACAAAGTTCTGCATCAAGTGCAGGTCCTGGTGGCGGTGGTGCTGGAACTACAGGACCAAGTGCAGCAGCTGGTGGAACTACAAACACTGGTGGCGGTGGTGGTGGTTCAGGAAATGGTACTGCTGGAGCTGGTGGTTCAGGAATAGTTATCGTAAAAGAATTAAACAAAGCTTCAGGTATTTGGTCAATGACCGAACAAATGGAAGCGTTAAAAGATGATGTATGGCCGTTTGAGGCACCCCCTTTTGATTATATGGTTGTCGCTGGCGGTGGTGGCGGCGGTGGTACTAATGGAGAAGGAGCTGGTGGTGGTGGTGCTGGAGGTTTTAGAGAATCACCAGGAACTTCTACTGGTAGTTATACAGTTTCTCCTAGAGGAGCAGCTCCTGCAGTAGCATTAAGATTATACCCAGGATCATTTACAGTCACAGTTGGTGGTGGAGGTTCAGCTGGATCAGGTGGACCATATCCAGGAGGTTTAGGACGTAGAGGAAGTCAATCAATTTTTAATCCAGGTGGAGCTGAAGGCTCAACTATGATTACAACAACTGGTGGTGGTGGAGCTGAAGGATATTCTGGTGGTTCTCAACCATCTCCTTCAGGAGAAAGTCCAGGAGGATCTGGAGGTGGTACAGGTTATGGAGCAGGAGGATCAGGAAACACACCTCCTTTTAATCCAGCACAAGGAACTGATGGTGGACTTGGTAATGGAGCACCAACAATTGGCGGTGGAGGTGGTGGAGCAACCGTAGCAGGGGGCGCAGCCACATCTGGAGGATGTGGTGGAGCTGGAGCCACAACAAATATTACAGGATCTCCTGTAGCTTACGCTGGAGGAGGCGGTGGTGGTAGCTGTAGTGGAAGTCCTGGATCTGGTGGAACTGGTGGTGGTGGAGCTGGAGGATCTGGTTCAAGTGGAACTGCAGGAACAACTAACCGTGGAGGTGGCGGTGGTGGAGCTGGTGGAAGCCCTGCTGGTGGAGCTGGAGGATCAGGAATTATAGTTATTAGAGGACCTGCAGGAGCATGTATGTCTGTTGCACCAGGAACTAACTCATTAGCAACGTTACCAGCACCTGCTGGAGGATATAAAGTAGCTACTTTTACTGTATCTGGAACATTGACTATAAGTTAAAATTAAATTATAAGTATAACTTTTAAGGAGTAAAAATATGGCACATTTCGCAGAATTAAAATCAAAAAAAGACCCAACGGGTTTTACAAATGATACACATCAAATAGTACAAAGAGTGGTAGTTGTAGCTAATGATATTGAAGCAAACGGCGGAATTTTAGAAAATAATGATATGCACGTCGATGGAGAAACATGGTGTGCAAATTTTTTTAAAGGTGGAAGCTGGAAACAAACTTCTTATAATAATAATTTTAGAAAACAATATGCAGGAATCGGAATGGTTTATGATTCTTCAAAAGACAAATTTTTAACACAACAACCTTACGCATCATGGTCATTAGATGCAAATGATGATTGGCAAGCGCCAGTTACATATCCAACAGATACCACAGATAAACTAATTAGTTGGGACGAAGATAATCAAAGGTGGACAGCAAAAGACGCTGAAGACAATTCATACAATTGGGACGCATCAGGTTTAACTTGGGTGTCCGCGTAGGAGGACACAATGCCAAGATCTGGCTCATTAAATGGCGGTGTAATAGGAGTAAATAATAAAACTTCTTTTGGAAAAAATACCGTTACAATTAAAACAAGTGGTTCATCTACAATCACAACTCAATCTGGAACTAGAGTAGCAAACGTAGTAGTCGTTGGTGGTGGTGGCGGAAGCGGTGGTGGTCCTGGTAGTGGTCTCTATGGTTGTGGAGGCGGCGGCGGTGGAGCCGGCGGTGTTGTTGTTCAAGAAAATTTATCAGTAGGTGGATCAACAGGTTATCCAGTAACAGTTGGAGGTGGTGGAGCTGTAAATAGTGCTGGATCAGATTCAACAGGTTTTTGCGCAACAGGTAAAGGTGGTGGATATGGTGGAAAATATTATAATCCAGTTCCATCCCCTTCTCAAGTTGATGGTGGACCAGGCGGTTCAGGTGGTGGGGGTACTGGACCTTCCACTGCTTCTCCTCAATGTTCATCTGGCGGACCAGCAACTCAACCAGGGCAACCAGGTATATCTGGATCATGCGGATCTGGAAACGCTGGAGCAAAAGGTTATCATTATGGTGGAGAAATGGTTGTTGGTGGAGGCGGTGGTGGCGCATGTGCTGCCGGTGCAGTGTTTACACCTTTTAGTTCTTTTCCAGCACCAAGCCCAGTAACTGGTGGAGTTGGTGGAGCAGGTAAAAACGTATCAAGTATTATTTCAACAGCAATAGGAGTTTGTGGAGTTGTCGGTGGTGGTGGCGGTGGTGGTTCACATGGTGGCCCTAAAGGTGGAACAGGTGGTGCAGGAGGCGCTGGAGGTGGTGGAGCTGGTGGAAGCAAACCTGGAACAGCAGGAACAGCAGGAACAGCAAATACTGGTGGTGGAGGTGGTGGTCAAGGAACTTTTCCAAGTGTTGGAGCAGCAGGTGGATCAGGTGTTGTAGCAATCAAAGAATTAAACAAAGCAAGTGGTGTGTGGTCATTACAAAGTCAAAGAGCAGCATTAGAAGATGGATTATGGCCAGAGTTTGGTTATAACGTAGATTTTTTAGTTGTCGCTGGTGGTGGAGGTGGTGGATCAGATGGTGGTGGTGGAGGTGGAGCTGGAGGTTATCGTGCTTCTGGTTATGGTCCAAGTCCACTACAAGCAAATAATTTATTTTTAACAACGGGATCTCATACAGTTACAATAGGAGCTGGTGGTGCTGGAGCTGCTACACCCGTGCCTGCAAGTGGTGGTGAAAATGGTGCTGTTGGTACAGATTCAAGTATTTCAACTATTACAGCCAGTGGAGGTGGTTATGGAGCAGTTCAAACTGATCCAGGTGGACCTGGTGGATCAGGTGGTGGTGGAGGTGGAAACTCTGGAGGTGGACCTGCTGATGGTGGATCTGGTAATGCTGGAGGATTTAGTCCTCCTGAAGGAAATGATGGTGGAGATGGTTTAGGTGGACCACCTAATTACGGAGCAGGTGGTGGCGGTGGTGCTGGCGGAGCTGGTGCAAATGGAACCGGACCAGCAGGTGGAGCCGGAGGGTCAACTGTCCCTAATGCTATTTTAGGACCTGCCTCAAATTACGCAGGTGGTGGAACAGGAGCTATATATAACTCAGGACCTGGAACTTCAGGTGGCGCAAACACAGGTACAGGTGGTGATGGAGGAAGTCCTTCTCCCCCTAACGCAGGTGCAGGTGGTTCAGGTATCGTAGTTGTTAGAGGTCCAAGTGCAATTACTTTTTCAGTAGCACCAGGAACAAATTCAACATCAACACACCCAGGTGGTGACAAGTTAGCTACTTTTACTGTTTCTGGAACATTGACAGTATCTTAATAAATGTTATATTAAGTTCATAAAGACATATGAACTTAACAAATTATTATTGGTTTTTTCAAAACGTTATTCCCCACAGAATTTGTGATGATATTGTTCGTTATGGAAAACAGTTACAAGCTCAAATGGCTATTACTGGTGGTTTTGAAAACAAAAAATTAAATAAAAAACAAATAAAAGATTTAAAAAAGAAAAGAGATTCTAATATTGTTTGGATGAACGATAGATGGATATACAAAGAAATTCAACCATATATTCATAGAGCTAATGTAAGTGCGGGTTGGAATTTTCAATGGGATTATTCTGAATCATGTCAATTTACTAAATATGAAAAAGGACAATATTATGATTGGCATTGTGATAGTTGGGATAAACCATATTTTAGCCAAAATCCAAATGATTTTAGTCATGGTAAAATTAGAAAATTATCTGTGACTGTAACCTTATCAGATCCAAAAGATTATAAAGGTGGAGAATTAGAATTTGATTTTAGAAACATGGATCCGGATAAAAAACCTAATATTAGAAAATGTACAGAAATATTGCCTAAAGGATCTTTAGTTGTTTTTCCTTCTCATGTATGGCACAGAGTTTGTCCTGTTAAAAAAGGGTCAAGATATAGTTTAGTAATATGGAATTTAGGATGGCCTTTTAAATGAGTTTTCCTAAACAATTAACTTTAGAACAATATTTTGCATGTCCTATATGGTTTGCAGATGAACCTAAATATGTAAAAAAATTAAACAAAGCCTCTGATCCTTATATTAAACAATCAAAGAAAAATTTAAAAAAAGAAATAGATAAAAAAAATAAAAAGTTTGGAGACAAAGGAGATATGGGTCATGTATTTCACTCAACAACATTAATTGGTGATTCTAAATTTAAAGAGTTACAAGATTATATTGGTGCAACAGCGCACAATTTGCTAGATGAAATGGGTTTTGATTTAACCAATTACCAAGTATTTACAACAGAGTTATGGGTGCAAGAATTTGCTCAATCTGGCGGTGGACACCATACTTTACATACACATTGGAATGGCCATATATCTGGTTTTTATTTTTTAAAAGCAAGTGAAAAAACGTCTTTGCCAATATTCGAAGATCCTAGACCTGGCAACATAATGAATCTTTTACCTGAAAAAGATAAAACAAAAGTAACTTACGCAAGTTCACAAATAAACTATAAAGTTAAACCAGGCCGTATGATATTTTTTCCATCTTACATGCCACATCAATATGTGGTAGATCTAGGTTATGAACCATTTAGATTTATTCATTGGAACTGTCAAGCAATACCGAAAGGAGTATTAAATGTCGTTTAAAAAAAATAAATATACAGTATTAAAAAAAATTATAAGTAGAGAGCTAGCAGATTTTTGCTATGCTTATTTTTTAAATAAAAGAAATGTAGCAAGGTTTTTATTTGATCAAAAATACATTTCACCTTTTACAGACTATTGGGGAATATGGACTGACGAACAAGTTCCTAATACTTACTCGCATTATGGTGATCTTGTAATGGAAACTTTATTACAAAAAGTAAAACCTATTATGGAAAAAAATACAGGATTAAAATTATCTGAAACTTATTCCTATGCAAGAATATATAAAAATGGCGATGTATTAGCTAGGCACAAAGATAGATATTCTTGTGAAATATCTACTACATTAAATTTAGGTGGTGATCCATGGCCTATATATTTAGATCCAACAGGTAAAGAAAAACAAGCTGGAATTAAAGTAGATCTAGACCCAGGAGATATGCTCATATATTCTGGATGTGATCTTGAACATTGGAGAGAAGAATTTACAGGCAAGGATTGTGGACAAGTATTTTTACATTATAATAAAGCTGGATCAAAAATGGCTAAAGAAAATAAATTTGACAAACGTCCGTTTATAGGACTTCCTGCTAATTATAAAGGGTTTACATTACCTAAAAAATAATATAGGATATAAGCTTGTAGGGGGAGACACCACCACAACACCCTCCCCTTACTTTAGCGTTTGAAATCCCTTAAAATCTGATATAACCTAGAAACAATAGGTTTTTTATATGCTACAAAAGTTAGGTTTTTTACCCGGATTTAATAAACAAGTTACATCTACTGGTGCTGAGTCTCAATGGACAGGTGGTCAAAATGTACGTTTTAGGTATGGTACACCTGAAAAAATAGGTGGATGGTCTCAATTAGGTGAGTCTAAACTAACTGGTGTTGCAAGAGGTTTACATCACTTTGTTAATTCTGCATCTACAAAATTTGCAGCTATAGGAACTAATAGAATTTTATACGCTTATTCAGGAGGCGTTTTTTATGATATACACCCTTTGACTAATCCATCGGGAACAGCAATCACCAATGCTTTTACTACAACTAATAATTCAAAAATTGTTACTATTACTTTTTCTGGTTCGCATGGTTTTGTAGCTGGAGACATAATATTATTTGGAGACGCTTCTACTTTTTCAGCTATTACAAATTCTAATTTTGGTGCTGCAGATTTTGCTGATAAAAAATTTATGGTTACATCTGCGCCTACTGCAACCACAATTACTATTACAATGCCTAGTGTTGAAACAGGATCAGGTGCTACAACATCTGGCGGTATAACTTATTTTCAATATTATCATGTTGGACCAGCTGAGCAGCTAGGAGCTTTTGGTTGGGGTATATCATTATGGGGTGGATCTGTTTTAGGTGTAGCCACAACAACTTTAAATGGAGCTATTACAGGTACAAGTGGTGGTAATAATAGTTCGGCAACAGAAATAACTTTAACTAGTGTTACAGGTTTTCCAACAACCGGTACAAATTTTGTTCAAATAGGCACTGAAGAAATATCTTATACTGGTATTACCGGAAATAAATTAACAGGTATTGGTAGAGGAGCCAGAGGAACTACAGCTACAACTCACTCTAATGGTGCAACTGTAACTAACACATCTAGTTGGACTGGTTGGGGATCACCAGCAGCTAACACAGATAAAGTTACTGACCCTGGTTTATGGGCTTTAGATAATTTAGGTAGTAAACTTATAGCATTAATAGTAGGTGGATCTGCATTTCAATGGGACGCTGATGCTGCTAATGCCACATCAACAAGAGCTACAATTATAACTGGTGCACCAACGGCGTCTAGGGACATGTTAGTATCTACACCGGATA